CTTTCCGTGTGTACTGAACCAAAAGGAAGTCTAGGACCATGAATAGCAACTTCCAAATGCCCCTCTGCTGTCGCTTTTAAAGTCGTACTACCCCCGCTGTCAGTACTTGCCTTTACGCCATTTTTATAAAAATCTAATGCATATTCATTAAAAGTTTCTGCCATACTACAAAGTTAGATCATTAATAGAATTTACATTACCATCAAAATTAGCTGCGGAGTACTCCGCTAATAATCCATTTATATTAGTTTCTGTACTACTTAATTTAGCTTGCAAATACTCTATTAATGCACCATTTATATTTGTATTAGTTATGCTTGGAACTTCATTTAATGCCATTTGATAAATAGCTTTGACATAATCATAACCACTCCCACTTGTTGCCGTTTCTGCTGCTGCTATTATTGAACCTTGATTTGTTGCCATATTACCAATCTTTAATTATACAATCGTTTGCTTTTAAGTGTTCCATATAAGAACTTTTGCTAGTGTAAATCTTGTTATCTACGTTGCTATATATCCCCCCGTATTTATCTATATAACCCCCTACTGTTAAATCTTCACCCTGTACGTTATTTATTGGCTTCGTTTTAATATCAGGCATTATTTTTACCCATTCTTTACTCCCGTCTTCTTTTATTATTAATCTTGATCTCATTATTCAAAACTACCCCTAATTACTTCATTAGCTCTTTCTGTTCTGGCTATAGCATCAAAAGCTTTAACCTGTCTATTCGCAGCCTCATTAGCGGATTTAGCTAACCTATCTGCTGCTTTATTCGCATCTTCAAACTCTATCTTATCTTCAAATTGAATCTGGCTTTGTTTTATTTCTGCTTTCTTAATATCTGCTAATTGCTGCTTTATATCTACTTCTTGAGCTTTAAGCTGTATCTCTTGGTCTTTCCTTGCATTATCTGCTTGCATTATTTGCTCTTCTATTGTTGGACCTTCTGGCTCTTCATCTATTTCTTCTGTAGCAAGTAGATGCTCTTCTAAGTTACGACCTACTTTGAAAGGTTTAGATATAAATGCCATACCCTGATTAAAAAAAGTAGGTGTCACAATACCCGCTTCTACTAAAGGATATATTGAGCTTGAATAATTAGTGATTGCACTAACCCATTCCGCACGATCTATTTTTTCTTGGTTTAAATCCGCACTAATTGTACTATCTGTTTCTATATCAACCGCAAAATCTCTTAATAAATCATTTTTCATAGTTTTATCTATAACCTCTAACTCTTGAGGTGTTACCGCATAACCATTTAATGCTGTAAGAGCAGGTTTAAGAGCTTTTTTAATTCCTAACTGCGCTTGCTCTTGTAATATTTGAGCTTTTTCTTGGGCTTGTGGGTCATTAGGCTCAATCATGCTTAAACCCTCTTGTAATAATATACTCGCTCTTTCTTCTGCTTGTTTCTGAATCGCTTCTATATCAATAATCTTTAAATTAGTAATTTTAGCTAATTCCTCCGCATCGTAATTTTCTACTATTAATTCAGCCATTAAATTAATTAAATCCCTAGCATATCTTGCTACATCTTTTTGTAATGGTTGTATTCTAGAAATAGCAAAATCCCCTTTAATCCTTTGGGCTGTTGCTGTTTCAGAGGCATAACTTGTTCCCCTTACTATATCAGATAATCCCGTTATATCCCTTATATTGTTAATTACGTTAGTCTTCTGTACGTTTAATTGTGATACTACATTTGCTATCTCTATTATCGGTTTTAAATAAATAGCATCTTTTATTGAAGTTCCCGGTTGTATTTTTAAAGGTGACAACTCCCCGTCTCTTCCATTAAAAAAGCTTTTAACATCTTCACTACTAGCTATAGAAGAATAACCACCTGTAAATTTAATCTGCTCTATTAAGTTTTTAATCCTAGAATCTAAACTATTCAATTCTTCTGCCTGTGATTTATACATCCTATATAAAGGTATAGGTAATAAACTATCAGGGTCAGAATCCGAACCTAACGGTCTAGGTGTTGGAAAAAAACCTTTTAAATTATAAGAATCCTCCTCTTTACTTAATAATTTACCATCTAACCCCGGGGTCATATATATAATTTTCTTAGTAGGCTTATCCCATATTTCCCATACTTCCGCCACTTTAAAAATATCATGGTCTATTTCTTCCGCTTTATCTTCTCCTAAATTAGCTAAAATATTACTTTCTAGTTGTACATCTTTACCTTTAGAACCAAACTTTTCTACTAACTCTTTTCTATTCATTTTATGCTTAAAAGCAATCCATCTTACACTATCCCAATCTTTACTAGGGGCTATTCTAAAATCTTGCCAGTCTACATATTCAATTTTAACTTTTTTAGTGTCTATCTCAAGATTTTCATCATCAATTTCTTCAGTTTCCTCATCTTCTTTTTCTTCTTCGTTTTCCTTTTTTATTTCTAAAAACTCTACATCAAATATAACTCTTGCTATTCCTCTCCCTCCTATTAGATAGTCATCTCTATTCCTTATTAAAACATTATCTACATCCTCCGATTGCAAGAAATAATTAACTGATCTCTCCATTAATTCCGAAAGTATTCTAGCTACGGGCGCATCATCTAAGAAACGCCTTTTAATGCTTGCCTCTGGTAATTTAGAATATACTAATGGCCTTAAAACCTGTGTATTAGCCCAAAAGATATTATATCTCTTATCCGCTACTTCATCTCCTTTAGCTTGGTCTTTGTATATTTCATGATATAATTCCGCTTCTTCTCTCCAATTTCTTTCCCACTCCGTGGAATTTTCAATCTCTCTTAACCAACGAGTTACCTCGTCCCTTTCTCCTTTAAACTCTGATAATGTCTCTATTGATGCTGTGTTGTCTGTCATGTGTACGTGTTTGTTTATCTTATATGTAACAAACAACGCTCACAGCCCCGTTTTGCCAAATTTTAATATTTTCTATCTAAAAAATCAAGAGAATTTTAAACGTAACTAGGGTTTTCCTCCCTCTTCCTCTCTAACTGCTTCCTGATTTCATGAGGGTTAAATAATAGTTTTTCCTCCTCCGCTAAAGATAATAAATCTTTCGGAACATCTATAGTTAAAGGTCTACTCATACATATATAACGCAAAGTATCTAAAGCATGATCTTCCAATTTAGTGTCTAGATCTTCGGGCTTAGTTTTATCATATTGCATTATAGGAAAAGTTCTTATTAAATTGTGGCAATTATCAAAAATATAAATTAGAGGTCTGCCATCTACTCCTTTTAATCTATATCTGATTTGTTGCCATCCCGGAATTCTTTTATTGTCTGCGGGTCTCCAATAACACCCGTTATTATACATTTGCTCTGCTATAGACTCTCCCACGCTCACATCATATATAGCAGGGTCAGCTACATAATCATTTATTATCCCGTCATATTCTTCATTTTTTAAGGTATTTAAAGCTATCTCATTAGGATTTAATTTTATCCCTTCATCTGCTTTCCCTGTAGTTCCGTAATACTCCCTATATATTATTATACTATCTCTAGGGAATGATACAGGCACGCCCCCCACATTTACTATACTCCCATCTGATATTGCACCCCACAATACACAGAATGGCTTAGAATAACCCCAATCAAACCCCCTTATCCTTGCCCAAGCATCTGGAATAATAAAAGGCTCTGTTATATGTTTAGTTTTATCCCACGTGTCAAAATAAGCCCCTTCTATCGCATCCCAATCACCCGCTAACCAAGCTTTTACTAATTCCTTTCCTCCTGCTTGAGCTAGTTTAGCAATATACAAAGGGTCATTCTCCATTAATATTTTATTATCTTGAAGCCTTGAAGGGATAAACATTCTAGTTGATTCTATTCTCTGCCAGTTAGGATCTTGCAAAACATTATCATCAATCTCATTCTCTTCTAATTGCGAGCCTGTCATTAAATTGATATATCTTACATCCGTTATTGGTTTAAATCCTTCGGGGTGAGGGTCTATAAATCTTTTCTTAACCCAATCTTGACCAGCTCCCCCTGGATTTCCAGAAGATCTAATTCTTTTAAACGGTATATCGTGGGCTGATCTTA